CTGTATCTTCAGTTTTTGCTAATTTTGGAAATAACGCTTCTTGTGCTTCTTTGGTTTGTTCTACCAAATAATCATAATCAGCCATCTCTAATTCATCAAGAATTGAGAGCCGAATAGACGGAAGTAGTAAGTCTAAAGTCCAAGATTCTACTAAAATGGCAATTAAGCCATCTGTGAAAGATAACGCTTGCATAATGCCTTCATCTTCTTTAGCGGCGGCGGCATATACTTTTTTGCGGTCTTTAACTCTTAGTTCTGAAGGGTCGCGTAAAACAACATCTGCGCCACTCTTTGGTAGTTTTAATTTCTTGCTTGCCATTTTGTTTCCTTCCAGTAGGGATATTTGCCTTCCAGTTTATCAATTAAAGGGTGCTAGAGAGTAGGAACAGGGAAGGCGACTGCTCAACCAACTCTCTAGCACATTTGTTCTGGCTTAGATATATGTGCCAGAAGCCTTTGCGTTTTGCAGAACCCACTTGATGGCAGAAAAACCGCCAGAAGCGCCTGCGTCTGATGTATTTCCTTGACCTGTAATCTCAACAGAGATAGTTACAAAATCATCACTACGTTCAATAACGGCGGCTGTGTATGCGCCTTTAGTAATCGTTGCTTGAATTTGAACTGCCGCCGCACTTACGCCGTATGCCCAGTTAAGAACAATGGCTGGTTGCGTATCAGTTAGGAAGCGTGTTAGTTCGGTGTTATCTTCCATCACAAATTTGAGCGACCCAGTTACTTCTAGTGCGCCAACAAATGTGCTAAAAGGACTTTGCGTTTGGCTTATGCCGTAGATTGGCGTTACTGCTCGCTTCATGGAAATATTACCTTCCATTGCGTTAGTAACTGGCGAACCACCAATAGATACAGTTCCTTGCCAAACAGGAGTTGGTAGAACTGTGCTAAATGTTGGCGTTGGCGCCGTTGTTGAACTTGAAAGATTGCCGTTACTCTTAGCGTCAAACTCTAGTAATCCATCTGCGCTAAACTTAAGATTAAATTCATTGAATTGCTGTGCGGTGTAAAAACGAACAGCCGCCGCATAAAAATCGGTGATTGTATATGAGAGTGGCTGAATATCTGTTGTTGCCGCTAGGCTGTTTTTCAAAGAGATTGTGTGCGTAAATGGTGCGCTTGCGCCAGTTGTTGCGCAGGCTCCAAGAAGTCCAGTAAGTGGATAGCCAATGCCATCTGCAAATACAGAACCGCCGAAACCAACTTCTGACCTCGTGCGACCAGGAATATAATTGTAACTATCTACTGCCGCGCCACGTAGTCCTTTATCAAATAAAGGGTCAATCATATCTACTGGCTTAAAGCCATCTTTGTTTAATAGTAGATAATCTGTTGCGGCTACTGCTGTTCCTTTTGTGACTTCTTTGGCGATACCCACATAAGAACGAACGGAATTTTGGACTGCCATTTACTCACTCTCCTAATTTCTTGTCTGTTACAGACGCTTGTTGTGCTACTGGTTTTATTTCTGTTTTTGTTCCGCTTGCCGCAGTAACATCAGCCGCGCTAAATCCATCTGGTGCGTCAAATTCATCGCCTGATTTTACAACAATTCCAAGCGAAGGAATCACGCGTGTATCTGTGCCGTTATATTTATATTTCATTTGTGCTCCTATGCTTGTATCATTTCTGTAACATCAAATTGTAATTCAGCAAATAATTCCGTAGCGCCTTCTTCATTAGTTGCTGGCTCACCATATGAGGCATTAATAATAGGCTCTGCGCCTTGCCATACTAAAGTGCCTGTGGTATCACCAAAGTTATGGTTGGAACGTAGTCTAGTCTTAATTGCGTCTATAAGTGTATCAAAGTCTGCCATCACATCTTCGGCATTTCGCTGTAATGAGTGTTGAAAAACTTGAACAATAACGCTGTAATCAACACGCTTCCAGCCGTTAGTGGCGCCGCCAATCGCAATACGGCTTTCGGTTTCTGATTGGATAAAAACAACGGCGGCTGAGCGCGATAATTGACCCGCCGTTGAATTAACTTGGAAATTTATGCGCTTGGGAAATGACGTAAAAACTTGATTAAGATTGGTTATGGCTGGCGTAAGGAGAAAGTTGTATAACGTAGTGCGAACGCCAACGCGACCTGCCATTAACGGATTCTCCGATATAGATTTAACATTTCTAGCGCCATTTTAATGTCGTTGCCGTAACGTTGGTCGCCGCCTACGTTTGCCTGTGGGAAAGTCGTAATGTTCATAGTCATAGAAGAATCGCCGCGAACGCGTAAGAAAGCCGTAGTTATTAAAATACAGGCTTCTTTAATTGTGTTAGGCAGATTGCCAAATGTAACGCCAGCCGCATGAGTATAAACTAAAGCCGACGTGAGTGGAACAGTTGTTGAGCCATATACGTAATTACTGGCAACTGTTACTGTTTCAGAACTTGCGCCGTCATAAATGCGGTATCTGCCTCCTGCCACAATTCCTGTGCCGTCTTGAACCGTCATAGACGTGGCTGTTGCTGTCGCTGTGGCTATTCCGTTATTTACATAGCCTGCCGTATATTCATATTTAGTAAAAATTGGATAAGTGCTACTGCCGCCACCGCCAAACGAAAGTGGCCCAGCACTAGAAAAAGTTAATGATAGTTGCGAAATAGGAATAATTATTTGTTCATTTTCAAACCAAGATACAGAGGGGTCTGGTAATGTTACAAGATTTGTGGGGTCTGCGCCGTAATAAAAACTCTGTAAAGAAATAATTGGCGTATTGCTTGGGTGTAACGATATAAAGCCACTAGGCGTAAAGCGCGTGCGCTGAGTTTCTGTAAGTGTTTGCGCTGTTATAGTTTGCCCTAAGTATTCGCCAATAAAAGATGAGGCACGTAATATAACGCGCGCTAATTCTGCGTCTTGTGCGCCTGAGTTTCCGCCTACTACTAGATTATCAAAATCAATAGATGTTGGCGCGTTCTTATATTCCGCTATCGTTAAAATTGGGTTTTCAGTAAAAGACGATTGCGCCGATATGCCAGTTGCCATCAATCACCATCTTTCATTATGCGTTCATTTTCATAACCGCAACGTGAGCATTTTTTGAACCAAGAACCAAATCCACAATTATTGCAAGTAAAGCCAACGTTATGAGTAGTTGAACCCATTAGTGAAGCCTCAAACATGCCTTCCGCCTTCATTTGCCTTAAATGTTTTTTGTCCTCTACGTTAATAAAGCCTTTTTTATCACGACTATATTGAGCAACGCCACGTGGCGTATTAACATCTATGCCTTGAACCCCTTGTGGTGCCACTAATCGCGTCATTTTTCCTTCTCTCTAATAAGACATGGCGCGCCTTCAGCGCCACATCTCATCAACTTAACTATGCGCTAACAATTCCTGAAACTGCGCCGTTCCATGCGGGAGCGGTGCAGAAGAAAGTGCCACGGAAGTAAGTGCTGAACTCATAAGCAAATTGAGTTACAGGCCATTGGATTCCCATGTAATCCTGAACCAAGAAGTTTGACCATACATCGGAAACTTCTGTATCAGGAATTGGCAAAGTGTAAGAAATAACTGGCGAAACACCTTGAACAAGCCAAGGGTGAACCGTTAGTGGCACCATTTTGCCAGTGATTTCATTGTTAAGCGCACCAATAACAGCGCCGCCTACGTAATCTCCAACCTCGTTCTGAGATAGATTAATACGATAGTTGGCGGTTGAGCCGTTCTTGATTGCGTCTGAAAGTTGCTTGCGGTCTGAGCCATTCAAGAAAATCTCATCTGGGTCGGCCTTAGAAGCGTCATAAAGGCTACTAAAGACAACTTGATATTCATTTCCTGGGTTTGATGTGCTAAATGTGCTGTTAATGGCATTATTTTTGCCAGTATTAGCGCCTAGAACAGTTGGCAGAATTCCGTCATAGCCAGTTGCGTAGGCAGAAGTATCTGTTGAAGCACGTGTAGCGGCGGCGCCAGTTGTATTGAATGGTGCTGTATTTCCTGTAGTTACGATTGAAGCAGCACCTTGAATTGTGAAAGTGCCAGTTCCGCGTAGCGTTCCCTGATACTTAAGGTTTGCTGCGCCTGTTGCAGTTCCAACATAGATGTTGTAACCAAGTGCGCCTGTAACGGCCGTGCTAACAGCAATAGTTAGAACGTCGCCAGAGGCAACTGCGGTGTTTGCTTCTGTTCCGAGAATTGATTCTCCGAAACCTGAACCAGAAATACCTGCGTCTGCCGTGACATTTACATAGTAAGTGTTTGCGGCAAGAGCGGTCTGACCTGAAGCAACTGGTGAAGCCAGCGTAAATGTTGGTGCAGTTAGCGCGCCAGCATAACCCGAGGCAGTTCCGCGAGCCATCAACATCATGCGCTCTTCCATCAACATTGTTGCGTAGAGAGTGCTTGTGCTTGATAGTTGGCGTAAATCTTGATAACCAAGACCAGAGAAGTTCGCGTCAAATGAAACGGCGTCAGATAGTGAATAAGAGTTGTATGGCAACACTAAATCATCTGCGGCGTAAGAAATCTTTGCTCCGCGTTGGAAGTT